GTCTTCGACAGTCATGAAATTTGCTGAAATAACTTTCAATTCTTCATAATACTCTTGAAATGTCTGTTCCATCTGTTCTTTAAAATCTTCTTGACCTTGCGACATTTCTTCGGCTAATTTTCGAATGTTCCCCAATTCGCTTAAGATTTGCTGCCAAATCGTTTCAGAAGGTTCAGGAATTGAACCATATGTCATAACACCTGTTCCTATATCATAAAAAACAACTTCACTTGTTTTTACTTTGTCGTCTTTGACACCAAATACACCTATATATATCCTTCCTTCAGTCCTCATGACTTCGGCTGGTATATAGCATGTATCATCTTCTAAAACCACTTGATATGGCTTATCTATTTCACGATAAAAAACCGCTGTCTTGATGAAATCCTGCCAAAATTCATCAAATTCAAATTGAGTTGCAATTGTATTGACATCACCTGAATAAACAGGTGGACTGCTTGTGAATTCAAGGTTTTCATCAATGGTTTTTAACTTTATAATGCTCACAGTTAATCACCTCTTTCAAAATAACGCTTGTCAAGGTCCTTGATGGTCTTTACATATCCGTTTTCTTCAACAATGGTATATTGCTTTCTAAACGTTCTAACGTGCCATATCGAACCCCTAGCCCACTTTAAAGATGTCTTCTTTATGCTTATAGGAATTCCAAGCATATGATCTTTAAACAGGGCTTTTATTTCTTCTTTCATAGTTTCACCACCAAACAAAAAAGACACATCTTATTTTGATGTGTCTTTGATAATAAATTTATTTCTTTGTTCATCATCCATCTGTTCAGGATTGATATTGTTATCTCTGCAATATTTGAGCAAACCACGAAAATCATATACTGTAGCTTTTTCATCTAAATCAGCTGTCAACGGACCTTCAAAATCACGTTCAAAGCTATTTAGTTCCGTAATATCTTTCATATAGTTTTTTCGCTCCTTTCTCGTCTATTGCCATTGTACCATCTGATGGATTGATAAGTATTGCGCCAAGTTCTTCTTTGTAGTAATCAATAAGTTTTGTCTTTGCTTTGAAGTACACAAATCCATCATATCCTTTTTCATAGCTCTGTTTGACTGCTTCAGCAAATAGATGCGCTCCAACTCCTGAATACTCTTTCTTAACAAACAAAGCATTGTGTGGATTATTGAAAGGCGAAGATTCAACAAGACCAATATACATAGCCATGTTTTCTTTGTCTTCTTTCAATGCCAAAAGACCTTGTATTCTTTTGTCACCTTCAGCTATGAGTTTGAATATGACATATTCTTTTGCAGCTCTTTCCCAATCAAATTCCCAATTCTTCAATTCGTCACCATTTGGAATATATTCCTCAAGTTCCGTTTGAATGATTTCACCATTTGAAAGTTTTCTTAAACATGGAGTAAATTCATCGACTTCAACGCTTACCGTGTTCATTTCTTCACCTGAACTCTTAGAAGTGTTTTTAATAACTGAACCCGCAACGGCGAGTTTGTTTATATGTTCATTATACCTCTTTTTAAACGATTTAAAATCCTTTTCTTTGATTTTTACAATTTCTTTTGTTTCATTGTTCATCTTTGTGACTTCTCCCTCACCAAGTGCCCATCTAGCACGTTGAAGAAGAACACACCGACAATTTATATCCTCATGTGGAACACCAAATCCGCCTGGATACATGGCTTTCTTTCCGTTTACTTCGAACGGTTCTTCAAGTTCCCTTATTTGACCATCCAACTTCACATGGTTAGGACGTGTCTTTTTATCAAGGGTTGAATCCCACTGCTTAACAACATCTGCTCCCATTTCCTTTGCTCTTATTAGGGCATCATATGTTGCCTGTGACGTGATTCTGTGTGATTCGGTTCTTGCTATCCTGATAGCCTTATTGAGTGCCACATTCGCTCTACCACGTATATTTCTAGCAATGTCATGGACTGATGATGAACCTGCAATACCTCTTGTGATTTCATTGTTGATTTCCTTTTTCAGTTTGTCAATGTCATAGCCAAGGCTTTCATAAAGCGATTTGGACAGTTTTGTATCATTAAGAATAGCCTTTACCATCTTTTCCTGATCAAGCGGAAACACTAGCGGAATTCCTTGTCCATGAAGATCATACATAGTACCAAGGAAGCCATCAAAATATGAGCCTTTTAGATATTCGCTTATCTTGTCATACTGATTTGAATTCATGTTGTCTAGAATTGCTTTAATTTGCTTTTTAAGAGCCTTTTGATAGTCAAGCTGATAAATCTTGCTTTGTGTCAATTCATCAGCCTGTAAAAGCCTTATTTTCGTTGTGATATCATCCAAGGCTTTCTTGTATATGTTCTTCAGCTCACTAATGATTACTTTTTCATCCTGAATGCTTGCAAAGATGACTTCTTTTTGTCTACTGTTCATTTGTTTTCACCGATGGTAAATGCAATAATGAACGTGCTTTTTGTTCACTGATTGCAAGTGACAACGAAATGATTGATACAGCTTCATCCGCAGTCAATTGTCCTTGCTTATATTGTGCAATGATTGATAATAACGATTGTGTTTGCGCCCCATTCAAAGGCTTTCCAATCTCTTCTTCAGTTTCTTGTTTGACTTGATTATCAATACCTGTTAATTCGGTTGTGGTGTCATCTACCAGAGCATTTTCAATAGCGCTTTGAGCGGTTGCTAAATCATCTTCATCGCTTGGCAATTTGTCTTTAATTTGCTCATAATCGATATCAAGCACATCACAAATGTTTTGAACGACTGTTTCATTATCAAGTGTGCTTGCAAGGTTAAGAAGTGTGTTAATTTTGATTTGTTCTGTTTCTGCATCCGTCTTTTCGATTGATGCATTATCATTAGCATTTGTCATGACTTCACGCTCAAACTTGAAGTATACATCCTTCTGCTTGTAATCAGTTTCATTCACTTCATTGATTTCAGCAAGAACAATCTTCAATATCTTACGCATGAACTGCTTCAATCTAATCTCAAGTTTATTGCATTTCAAATCAAGCAAGGCATATCTTGACTTGATTACAATGTTTGTGATGTTTCCATCGCCTAATTGAGCGCTATTGAACCCCATCCCAAAGCGGTAAATATTCTTTTCATCCAACTCCAATTTGATTTTTCTTGCTTCATATGGGATGTCAACAGTCTTGAATTCTACATCACCGCCATCATCACCATCAACACCAATGTGTTTTTTGGTTTTAACATTTTGAATTAATTCTTCAAGATTATCCCCTTGAAATCCTTTAGCAACAACCAAATATTCCTGTGCATCTTGTAGATTGTTAGATAATCCGCACGACATCAAATCATAATCATCAATCAGATCCTTAATTGCTTTTAAACCGCTAAACTGCTTTTTGCAGTTGTCCAATCGAAAGAATGGGATAAACCCAAACCCTTCTGTGTACACGTTGTTTCCTATCGTATAAGTGGTGTGTGGCTTTGGATTAATAGTAGCATCAATATCAACTTCTATCTTTCCTTCTTCCTCTTGAACAAAAAAATGCGTTTCCTGTTCTGTCCACACCTGAATCTTCTTGATTTTCTTCTTATCCTTGCCAATACGCTCAATATACCAATAGATAACATAATCACAGTTATCCTGTGTATCTTTTGCACGTACTTCAATAACACCCATTGAATCTGCACATTGAAAAGCGATCTTGTCTTCTTCGTTCTTGTATGCATACATATATTCAAATCCTTTTGTGACTGTTCCAGTGAGTGTTTCATAAAGTTCACTCATGAAGTCCTCATTTTCATTGAAATATGCATCCATCTCATTCTGAAGTTCAGGAATATCACTTTTTACAAATCCATCTTTTCCACTTAGCATATATTGCACTTCCTGGTCTACTAGTTCAGTGAAGAATGGATGTGATATTTTTACATTGCTTCTTGTTGTATCTTCCACAAGCTGCCCATCTGAATTATAATAGAATATTCTATAATTTCTGATGTCATGTTCAGCTTCATAATACTTCATACCTGTTCTAGCAAGCATCTTTCTTTCGCTAGAATTATCTTCTTCAATAAATCGTGCTATTTCTTCAACTGTTAGCATCTGTTCACCCCCTCTATAAAACACAAAAACACCCGTTTAGGCGTTAAAATAATGGTCACAAATTTCATTTATTTCTTTTGAATAATTCGCTATAAACTCGCATAATTGTTCTTCATCGAATGATTCTTGAAAGAATCCATAGGCTTCAACAAAAGCGTGTGTTAATTCGTGAGCCAAAACCTTTCTTTTTCTTGTTCTTGTCATATGCTCGTGTAAACATATCTTTTGATTTACAAAATCACATAAACCTAATCGCATTTGTAATTGTCCGTCAGTTATTTTGTCACAAAAAACATTGTCACCGTCTGTCTCTTCGACAATCACATATTCTAAATCTTTAATTTTTACTTTCATGTTTTACCTCTCTAATACAACCATTTCTTTACATAAACCATCCTTTACGTTTGATGAATCCTTCTAATGCATATCTCATAGCATCCATTAAGTGGTTAAAATCATCAATTGGTTTGTTTATTTTGTTTCCAAATCTATCTTCATCCCATGTATAATTTGATATTTCAGTTAGAAAATTAACACATCTAGGATGGATGATGATTTCCAAATCTTGAATCCACTGAATACCATTCATGACACTGTCTTTTCCTTTTTTAGCGCCTTTGATTCTTAATCCCAAACCTTTTAACTCGTCAATACTCTTAGGCTCTGCACTATCGCCTATAATCCGTTCTTTTGAGTACCCCATATCAACAATCTTTTTGTGTATAGCTTTATTCGACATACCTTTTTCATACATCTCATCCCACACATACAATTTTTTAGCGGTTGTATCTAAAAAGCCCATGAAAAAAGCAGTTGGGTCATTGGTATAACCAAAGTCCAATCCGCAAGCGGTATTGCAATGTTTAATTTCTTCAAGTGAGAATGCTTCTTCTCGCCAGTTTTCATAAACTAAGCCATCAACAATACCCCAATTACCTAAACCAGCAACCTTATAACGTTTTGGATTATCTCTTTTCATACGCTCAAACACTCTTAAATCAGCTTCATCAAGGAACTCATTGCACATATAGTTAGTGGTTATTGCTAGTATGTCTTCATCAGGTTCGGCATCATAGAAACGCTTTTTAATCCATATCTTTTCATTCCACGGGTTGAATGTTAAAGTAATCTGTTTCCACAATCCTGGTGGAACAGATCCACGAATCGATTCATCAAGGATATTGAAATCATCTTCTTTTGTTATTTCATAGGCTTCTTCTATCCACATCCAACACAAAACACCCACATCAACAGCAATAGACGTTACTTTTAAAGGATCATCTAATCCCCTGAAGTATATCTTTTGTCCTGTGGGTAAATAAGTCATTTCTAAGGGCGATTCAGTAAACTTCCAAAATGCATCAACCTGGAGCTTATGAACTGCCCATTTCAATTGTGTATAAACACTATCTTTAAGTGTCCTTCCTGTTTTACGAACAACAAGCAAATTAGCTTGTGGGTACTTCATCATGTTCTTGATGTAGTCTAATGACGTTGTAGCACTTTTTTTAGAAGCACGTGAACCTTTGCATATCCTGTAACGTCCTTTGAAACGCAAGTATTCATCATATCCACCACCAACCATTTCTCTAAATGATATTTTCTTTACGTTCTTATTCATCAATATCATCTACAATCACAATAGGAATAGCCCCTTCAACTTCTACTTTGTCAGTGAAGAGCCTATATCTTTTACCTAATAATTCGGCTGCCTTTGTTCTTTCTCTTTCATCAGGGGGCTTTTGTATGACCTCTTGCACACCATCACCAGCCATTGCTAAAACACTTGATTTAGATTCACCACGCATAACGCTTGTTAGATACTTCAATACTTCATCCTGTTTAGCAATTAATGAATCTTCTTTTTCTTGCATACGTTCTTCAATGTAATTTTTTATGTACGGTTTTGACATGTTCTCATTTCCTACTTGTCTTGCTGCTTTCTTTGAATATCCCGCCCTAATAGCTGCCTGTGTCGCATTCAAGTCAATAAGATATTCATCACAAAAACGCTTTTGTTTAGCTGTCATTCTAGTTGCCATCATGCAACACATCCTTTCATTTTGATTTAATTCTCGTTTATTCACTCATTAGATACAACTATCATTTTAGATTTTATAAAAATAGGAGATTATCAAACACGAGAAAAAAGACATCTGCAATGGAATAGTAGTTTTTATTATTAGTTATTTGTAATTTAGATAGTTGTATCAAATCAGCAAACAAAAAAGGCTACCAAAATATTTGATAACCCATTGTTCTTATATACTGTTTTATATGTAAAGAGTAACCCTCACAACACATATACCTTAACTATATTTATTCACTATAATCATTATATCATTAAAATATGCAAAAACCATGACAAGAAAATGCACTAAAAATGCAAGTTGTCAAGTGTGTTATATTTTTTGATAAAAATGATATAAAAAATGCCCAATAAGGACATCTTTTTTTATAAATATAATTCTTTAATCACATCATCACTAAATAAATAAATTGATAGTTTCTTTACAAGTCTATTTTTATTTCTTCCTATAGTTGTTTCATCAATAGGTGTCACCCATTCATTAGCAACTGCACTATGCTTCTTACCATCAAAATAACATTCTTCAATAACCTTGTAATAAGGATCACCTTTAATTGTCTTTAAAGCATTATCAATCAACTTTATAAAGTTTGATGTAACTGCAATAGATGATTCTAATTCAGCGATAGCAGCATCATTCTTTTCCTGTTCTGATGGTATATACTTAAATCCAGTATCTTGGGGCATAGGAAGAAATGAACAGCTTGTTTTTGATATTCCAACTTGTTTAATTTGTTCAATCATTTCTTGTTTATCCTTTACAACTTCTTTGAAATTGTTGTAATTATATAAAAGCTGCTCTGTTTTTTGATATGTATTCATATCACTTTTTTTAATCATTTTTTGCTTTAATAACTCATTAACCGTTTTTGAAATAGTATCATCAATCAATTCTTCTACTTCTTTTTTACTGATTGTTTTCGACATCATCTTTCACTTCCTTTATCTCTACTTTTACGATTTCACAACATTTAGGAATTTTTTTTAACAATAACTCATTAAACTTTCCTTTAACTTCAAATTCACTAAATAATTTAGGTGTATTGTATTCTTGATATTCTTCATTTATATATCTCATTTTAGGCTTATTGCCATTTGATCTATAATCAAATCCAAATACAAATCTACCATCTTTTTTATTCCTTATTGCATAAGCAATCATCATTTTTTTACTTCCTTTTCAATCATATTCGCCATTTGCACTGGAAAGAAACGGTTTTCTTCGAAATTTATTAAAGAAGTGCTTCCGTCTCTATTTTCAACTATAAATACATAGTGCTTTAAAGCTTCAATCCCTATATCCACAGAAACAATTTTAAATAACCATTTTACTTTAATATCATAAACCCACATATCCTCTTTTAAATCTTCGAACTTGTATGGTTCAATATTTGTTAGTTCTTTAACTCTTTTTTTAATTGCAACAATTCCACATACGTCTAATATTTTTTCTATTTCTTTAATATGTTCGAATTGTTTGTCCAATGTAAAATCTATTGATTTGTATTTTTCTTCTAAGTTGTTATACGCATTGAGACTATGTGCTAATTGCTCATCACAAACACCCCAATTATGATACAACATATTAATATAGTCTATTAATTCTTTCTTAGTTAGATTTTTTAAAGTATTGTCACTATGTAGCTTAAAGTGCTTAAATTCCGATGTATTTTCTTTTGGTTTAAAATGTTCATTGATTAAATCAAAATATTTTTGTTGAAAGTCTCTAATAATTTTAATTGCCTCTTCGTTATCAATTTCAACTTTAACTTCAACTAGATTATTTAGTACTTCTAATATTGCATTTATTGCTTGTCCGCCCTTAACATACAACTCTATATATTCTTCCTTACTAAGCATCTTCTTTCAACCACTCTTTCCATTGTTCTTTGTTTTTTACATCAATAAAATCACTATCATTAAATGTCATGTCAAATGTTTCCAATTCTTCGCACGCTTTGTCTAATGATTGTTCTAAATCCATACAATAAGTAATAACTCTAACTAACTCCGCCACATTTTCATCTCTAAAAGGATTGATATGACAAGACAACTCTTGCAATGCTTTGGAAGCTTTGTCTTTATCGAACTTCCAATCTTGTTCATTCTTCATCAAATCCACCCCAGTTCCTTACATTGTTGATTAATAGCTTTCAATGTAGCTACGTCTATGCCGTAATCACCTACCGTAATTTCTTTATCTGGGCTAAAAAGAAAGTAGTTTATTTCACTTATTTCATAAAGAATCATATTGTTACTTTTATAATATGTATATCCTAGTTCCTCGAACATTTCTTTAGCATTTAATTCAGCTTCATATATTTCTTCAATCGTATTTACAATATCATCATGGGAATTGCAATTGTTAGTGTAGTAATTTATGTTACTTATACAATCCAATTTATCTAACTCAGTAATTAACTTATTTTTATCTATCATTGTTCATCATTCCAATCTATTACTTGTCCGCAATTAGAACAACACTTAAATCTTGTATTATATTCAAAATCGTATATATCACTTTCTCCACAATTAGGGCATACGCACAGCGTTTCATTTATACGACCATATTCATCATAAATGGTTTTTGTATCTTCATCTTCCCATATCTTATTTAAAATTGGACGTTTAGGCGTTGCTTTATCAACTAATTCTTGTATTGAACATAAATGTTTATCATATTGTTCGCAAAATTCACTATTTGCAAACTTTAGAGGAATGCGATATGGCAATTTTCTAAAAAAATGAAATGCTTCTTGATATTTTGAATTAATCATACTGCTGCCTCATCGTCGTCGATTATTTTTGTTAAAATATCTAATACTTTTATGTTTTCAATGCCTTGTTTTGGCATTGGTAAACACCGACCATTTTTATCATTTAAAACAATCCATTCTTCCTTATCTTCAATTCTTATAATATCTCTAAAAACTATTTCTTCTGCTAAAGAAGTTGTTTCAACTATTACTGTCATTGTTTTCTCTCCTTTCATGCGTACCCGCACGTTTTTCCAATCAAATACACTTCTTGTCCACCATAATTGTTATATCGATAAATTTCACCATGTAACGGACCCTCGACAATAATTAAATAATGTCCGTCTTTATTTAAACCGTCTAACACCTCTTCTAAAGAAAAATACGGTTTATCCAAAAGTAATTCATTATTTTTAATTACCTCATCATTAAATTGATCAATAACTAATAAATTTTCCATTCCAAGCGGACTAATTAATATATCCGCTGGATTAACTTTTTTCATCTTCAATCACCTCACAATTAGCTAGAATATTATCAATATCCCATGGTTCTTCATCTTCCCACTTAACAAAATTTAATAAACTATCTAAAATCCCACGACAATCATTGCTAGCAACAATCCATTCATCAAGCGACTTGAAAGGTTTATCTTTATAAAAATATATGTGCTCATTTACATCACACGCAATATACATATATTCATTTTTTATTGCTTCCTTTAAATACTCATGTTCTAATTTAGTTAATTTAATCGGTTCTTTATATTCTTCTAATAAGTCCAGCAACGACCGCCTTAAACATTCTGAACATACTAATCCACTGCAATTGTGTTTGTTAACACTGGAATTTGTCGTAATTCGATGTAACCAGCAAGAGAGAATCTCATCAGCAGTAACATCTGTATCAAAATTTAAAATCTCGTCTTTAATCTTTTCTATCTTTAACATTCTTGTTTTCCTCCAATTCCCTATATCTTTCTTCAAGAGAATTCAATATAATAAAACAACCTAATGTAAATAAAGCCATTACCAACAATATGGTTAATATTATATTCAGCATTCCTATCCCCTTCTTTTTAATCAAAGTTAGTTACTGCCCATATCCATACTGGATCAAGTGGGCATATTTTTTTAGTTCTAGGGCACATTTTGAAGTCATTGGCATATTCCAACGCTTTATTCATTTTTTGCTCCACAGAAGGCAAATACTGCCCTAAGTCATATGCTATATTGTTTATGTACTTCTCATTATCGATACATTTACGTATTGCTTCCTTGATTTGCTCATAACTGTAACTAGCAAATCTCGGATACAGCATTTGTATATGTTCGGTTGTAAAACCTTTATTATAATTCAAACCTAGAAATGTCATAGCTTTAGTAAATTCATTTGGTGTCATTAGTAGAACTCATTGAAATCTAAATTTGATGCCAAGTCTTTTGTAGTTTGTTGTTGGATTTTTCTAGGTTTGTCCTGCTCTCTAGCGAGCCATGCATTAATAAATCTTTGAATTCCTTTTTTAGTCTTTCTTTTTGCAGGATTAGCATTTGACCAGCCTTTCATTTTTCTAAGCTCTTGAAGTACATCAACATTTGGATATAGTTCATTCCATTCATCAATCATACTTTGATAGATCGGATATTCTGATTTGTCATTTAAAGTTATAGTGATAATAGATGGTTCGATAGGTGTTGGCTCATGAGTGATTTTATCGCTCTGAGCATTATATATATTATTATTTATATCTATCTCTATCTCTTTCTCTTTCTCTTTCTCTTGTCGGACATTGTCCTCTTTTTTAGGACATTGTCCTTTATTTGTCCTTACGTTTAGGACATTGTCCTCATATTGTCCACCTTTTAATGCCTTAATTGCATTATTTTCACTTTGCAATACATTTTGGGCATTCACTTTTTTTCTATATTCACGCTTTTTTATTGCCCATTCTGTTTCATATCCAACCATATTTTGTACTTCATGCATAAAGTACGTTCCATTATCTAATACTTCAATCATGTTTAACTCTTGAAATATCTTGATTGCATTTCTTACAACATCAACATTTGTGTTAGTAATAGTTGCAAGCATTTCTTCACTATATGGTATTGTTTCACTAAATCTTAGATTTCCACCATGATTTGCTGATTCACATATAACCTTCAAATAAAACAGTATATAATCCTTTCCATTTGGCATAGATTCAACAATCCTTATATCGTGCCTTTTGAAGAAGTCCTTTTGCAGTCTTAACCAGTAGTATTTTTTATCAGACTTTGCCACAATACTCACCTCTAAAACTGTATATCATCTTCTGATATATCAAAATTATTATTCGAACCATTAAAACTATTTTGTTGCTCAGGTGCTTTATTTTCTTTATTTCTACTATCTAAAAACTGAACGCTTTCACATACTGCTTCAAGAACAAATACTTTTTGTCCATGTGAATTATCATAACTTCTTGACTGCATCCTAGCTTCAATTGCAATCAACGATCCTTTGGAACAATATCTTTCAACATTTTCTGCCCCCTTATTCCAAATAACACAAGGTATAAAATCCGCTTCCTGTCCATCTGCACTTTTAAATGTTCGATTACAAGCTAAATTGAATGATGCTACTGCGGTGCCTTGTTGTGTTCTTCTCAATTCGGGGTCTTTTGTCAGCCTTCCAATACAACATAATTTATTTAACATTCTCATTTTCCTTTCCGAAGAATTTATCTTCATTATCTGCAATGTAAAGATACTTTGAAATGCTAAGACCTGAAGCCTTCCAGCGATAATAACCGTATTTTGTTTGTCTTAACCTTGCCTGCGTGATATTACACGTGGCTGTTTTAATTTCTTGTGCTTCTTTATACATTGCTAAATCTTTTTTAGTTATCTTCATACCACCATTTATTCATTATTTGCTGCTTTTCATAAGCAACCTGTTTCCAATAGTTCCTTTCACGAATTAATTTATCTACAGTTAACAGTAAAATAACAATGACAATTATTAATATAACGATCAAAACCATATAAACACCTCTATTTTTTCATTTATTTAATGCCTGTTAAGAGATTTTTAACTTTCCGATAATTTATACCTATTCAATTAAAAAACTCTTACAATCTAAAATTTAAATTTCTTTTTTTAATTCATGATATGTTACTCCAACCGCATATGCAGCCCAAACATCAGCTTTAAATCCATAAAACCAATCAGGATTTTTTTTATTTCCTTTTCCATTCTTAAAATCATGATTTGCAAATCGATCTATTAGCGCTTGCCTAATGTTAGAATCTTTCGCTTTCATATTTCCGCAAATACACATTTTTTCATCTTTACGATATATGAATGTAGGTTTTATATTTGATCGTTCACTAATAAGCTGATAAAATCTGCCAATCCAAACACAAGTATCAAAAACTGTTTTGCCTACTGCCATGCCATATGATGCAATCATTTCAATAGCAACATCAGTTATACACTCGATTAAAAATAATTCTTCCAAGATTATTAATAAATCATGGTTTAATACTTTTCCAAATTTAACAGGCTTTAAATTTTCATCTAGAAGGGAATAAGCTGAACACTCATTCCCTGGATCAATTGATAAAATCATAATTAATACCCATTTTTTAGCCTTTCATAATTAACTGCGTTCTTAGCTTTATATGTTTCATATATTTCACTCCACGTGAAGCCTAGAATGTAGCCTAAATCAAACAAATATGATAGACCTAATATATTATCACAATGATTTGTTGAATTTGATAAGCAGATGATTATATCTGTACTTCTTACTAGCATATTGTTATAATCATGATTTCTTTCATGAATTCCTAATTCATAATAATTAAATAACGACATTTGAAAATGTAATGCATCTACGTATTCAACAAGGGCTTTTTCTCGGTTGTCTTTAGCTGTCTTTTTCCAATGCTTGAATTTAGTAGGCATTTCATTCATCAGCTCACCTAATTCAACAAATAAAGCAATTTTCATTTGATCTGCAATCTTTTCATCATATATATTGCCATGTTCTTTTAAAATCGCTTCATCAAGAACACGCTGCATTTCTAATAACTCTTTTAACTGTTCTAACATCTCGATTACCTCTTACATATCCACACCAATATAAATCGGTTCGGGTGCTTCCATAATTTCACCATCAATATTCATTTGACCATCTGCATAATCAGGAATTTCTTGTAATTTATTAAGAATAACACCAGTTTCTTTATCTGTTTCCTGGATATTAAATAATGTTGATTGGACCGTATTAAGCGGTCTTAGTTTAGCGGTTGGTGTACATTCAATTACCAGTTTCTTTTTATTATTAATAGGAATAATCTTGATCTTTACATTTAATTCACGTGGCTTATCATCCGTATTTATATCGTTGATATTTTTAATGATTTTTTCTAATTCATAATCAATATTTTTTATGATCTGTCCGTTTTGGATTCCTAGAATCCCAATTTTTTTAACATCTTTTGCTTTAACTAATTCATCCATTTTCTTACCTCTAACCAACTACAACAACTTTATTTTCTTCAATCAAATCTTTTAAATATTCTTCTAAATAAGCAACGATTCTTTTTTGAACTTCATATTTCCATTGTCCGCCATCAGCTTCACGCAAGCATACAGTTCCATTTTTATTAACTCTAAATAAGAACTTAGATTCTACTTGTTCAATTTCTTCATAAGTTCTAATAGGTTTCAACTTAACGATAGGCTGCACCTGGAACTTCGCATTCACTGATGCACCTTTTTTAGCTGTAACTGTTTGACCAACACCATCATCATTAAATTCAACTTCTTCAACAACTCTTAGTGAAGATAATGAATTGATGAACTTTTCTGTATTTTCAGTCATGATGAATGAAGTTGATAACAAGATGATCATTTCTTCAACCGACATATCATAACCAATTCTTAATGATGGAATCATCGGGTTAGCTTCAAAAAGATAATTTCTACTTTTATCAGCATTTAACGCACTCATGACTTCAATACAATTAAAATCAACTCTTACAATCAAAGGTGAATAAATTCCAAACACATCAGATGCATCTTTATTATTGTTTTTGATTAATTTAATTAAGCCATCTAAGCTATTTGCTTCGATTTTGCGTGTTTTTGGTTTGTTTAATTGTTCATATCCATGTGATGTTCTGATATAATCAACACCTTCATGTTCAACAATCTCAGGAGCAACCTGACCATTAACTAATTGTTCAATATATTCTGCTAAATCTCTTAACATTGTATTTTCCATTTCTCATTCCTCTTTCTTTCTATACCCTGTGGGGTATTATTTTTTATATGCTAATTCTTCGTTTCTATATAAATTTGTACGGTTCAAATCAACTTCTTCAAAATCATAACTATCTGTAAATGAAACAAAGTAATCTTTCTTTATTCTTTTATAGCCATTTAGTATGCGCCATGCATCATTATCTTTATCAAAGACAGGCTTTCCAATTAGATCATCTATTTCATTCCATCTGATCATATTTTCATTTGTAATCAATTCTTGTTTTTCTTCCATAAATTCTTCCTCTTTGTCTAAGTCGAACAATGTTGGCTGCTTTATGATTTCAGCACGTTCATCAGATTCAAGTGTTTCAAACAGGCTTTTGAATATATGTGCTATTACATCAACAGTCCATCCGTTCCCAATGGCTGTATAACGCCTACTATCAGCTACACAATCTGTATAGTAATCAGGCAAAGTTTGCAATCTTTCATATTCAAGTGGTGTTAATTTTCTAACTCTATTATCCTGATATATTTTCTTTACTAAGTTGCCTCCGTTACCATCACAAAGTAATGTATTGCATTTATGGTTCAATCCATATACCTCTTTCGCCTGTCTATGACTATTCAAGTGAATGGTAGCTTTTACTTTAACATCGCCATCATGAACTGTTATTGGATATTTCGTATACCAATATTTATCTGGCACTTCATTCGATGGAATGACAATATCCTTTAGTACAATTCCTTTATCTTCTGGCTGTTCGATATTTGGTATGTTCGTCCAATATAAACGCTTTCGTTCTGCTGCACATACAAGAGCTGAGTTAATCATTATTGGCTCTACGCCTAGTTCTTCTGATATCACATCTGCCCACTTCTTTTCCATACTTGCAACATTTTCAAGTAGAAAATATTTAGGTTTTACTTCTTTTAAAGCCTTGACATAGTAGTAAAATAAACTACTTTTTTCTCCATCAAGTCCTTTTACTTCACCACGATCATATTTATAATTGCTTAGATCCTGACATGGGCTGCCGCCTATCAATAAATCAAAATCTTTGTACTTTGTAAAATCTTCTTTTGTTACATCGCCACATTGTTCTATTTGCGGATAATTCTTTTTACTTATTTTGATTGCATTTGGTTCGATCTCATATGCTACATATCTACCAACAGGAATTCCAGCTCGTTTCAGTGCTATCATTCCACAACTAATGCCATCAAATAAACTTAATACTCTTAATACCTTCATCTATTTAATCAAAGGAAACCATGGTTTTATGTGCGCACAACCGTCTCCTTTCTTTAATTTATTTCTAAAAGATAACTACCATACTAGGAAAAGGGGCGGACTCCTTTCCATCATTAAATTTTAATCTGCCTTTAATAAATCTAATTTCTGCTTTTTGATAGATATATTCATGAAACCATTTTGTATCTGTCCTGCTTGGTATCAACATAACGACTTTTGTATTTGGTTTCTTACTTTCTTCATAACACTTTTTAACCCACAATCCAGTTTCTTTTCTTCCGTATGGCGGGTTGCAGAACACTGTATGTCCGCCCCAATCCTGCTTTAACCCATCTTCTAATTTTGTATAATGTTTTTCACATTTAGCATTTTCATGAGTTGAACATGGTTCTAGAGTAAAACCGAATTCATTATTTAATTCTTCAAAAAATTGTTTAGGTGTTGCCCATTCACAAGTTTTAGAAGATAAACATGCATCAATACTCATCTTTTCCCCTTTCCTTCATTCATCGCATACCTCAACAACTTTTGCTGTTGCTGCCTGTACTCTTCTTTTAAAATCTTTTTCATTTGAATGTCTGCTTGACAGATGCATCAAATAAATCTTTTTGACAGTATTTAAATCAATTGATTTTAAATATTGGATAGTTGTGTCTATGCTCATATGGCTTTGGATAAGCCTTTTTCTTTGTGTATCTTCTTCAACAAGTTCAATATCATAATTGGCTTCTATCATTATGTAATCAAGCCCGTGGAAAGCATACTTGATCATATATGTATCGGTTGCAAATAACAGCTTTTCATTTGTCACAACCGAATAAATAAGGAAACCAACACAAGGAACATCATGATTCATTTCCAAAGGAATTATTTTAAATGTGCCTATGTCAATCTGCTTTAAATGTTTAATTCTTTTTGCTCTGTGGTGGTTATTAATCTCTTTAGCTTCAAACACTTCTTTTAGTGCATAGCACCTAACACCTGCATTCAATAAATCTTTTAGCGATTTAGAATGATCACCATGTTCATGCGAAATCAAACAAGCATCAATTACACTAGGAACAATAAAGTTTGTTTTTCTTTTTAGTTCTTTAAGTGGTATCCCACATTCTATTAATACAGTAGTTTGGAAATCGCTTATTAAATAAGCGTTTCCTTTACTGCTGCTTGCTATCGGTTTAATTTCCATTACCAGTCAATTCCCATTTGCTCTTGTTTCACTTGCGCTGTGGCTTGTTTTTCTTCTTTAGGTGCATTTGGTTGTGTTTGTGATTTTGGCTCTGTATGCGCTTGTTTTGGCGATTCCTGTGGTTCTTGTGAAATATCAATGACCTGTGATGCCTGTTCTTCTCTTACTTTGTATTGCACATCATCATAAACATCAGGTTCACTTTCACTGTATTCATTTGAAGTTACACGATTCAAAGTATCAATTAAAATATCTTGATCATCACGTGTATTTATAAAGTTTTTGATACATCTGTTGATAGCTGATTTCTTAGCCATTTCACCCATGAACTTTTGATGTGCTTTAGATTTTCCATAAGCACTGCCCATTGACCATGCATTTTGAATATCTTCTAATGTCATTATTGCTGTGTATGTTTCAACTCCCCACACTTCAGGATCAAGGATGATTCTTGCCCATGCTCCGATAATGTTTTCACTTTTTCTTTTATCAAGTGGACATGGACCAGTGATTTTAATATCGTCATTACCATATACATCAAGTGTTAGTTCGTAGCATGTGTCTTTATAAATGACATCGCTTCTTACATCAATAACACCTTTAATACGTTTCACCATTGTTTGCTTCCCAAAGTAAGAAGTCATAAGCGTACATTGATCACCCATCGGTACAAAATAGCATTGATTTTTAGAAGGGTTCAAACCGCCAATGCACATATCAAGCAAAGCATTAGCAACTGATGCATTTGTACATTTTTGTAGTTTTGAATCATTTTGATAGATAAGATATGCAGCTTTTAAAGCGTTCCCTACACTGTAATTATGAGGGAATGAAACTGTTCCCTGCTGTTGGTAAACTGACAATGTATTAAATACCGTATCAGTAATATTTTTTGGTAATACTAATCCCTGTTTTTCTAACTGTTGAACAGATAATTCAATTTCTTGTTTTGGTTCTTTTGTTTGTACTTGTGTCATTTTTCTTCTCTCTTTCTATTTATTTTCAATTCTTAATGTTTCATCATTTTCAGTTACATATAATCTTACTTGTTGTGAATTGGTTTTAATTGTTTCATTAACTGATTCAGCATTATCAATAAAGATAGGTGCATATGTATTTGAATAATCACAAATTGTATTGATAACATCCAAGCCCGCATTTATCTTCATTGCATTGTTTAAATCAGTGTAATTAACACCATTAACCGTTACTTCACAAACTTCGTTCAAACCGCCATTAATCTGTTCTTCAAATAGATTAAATTTACATAACTTGAAGTGACTATTAATCTTTTCAGTAAGCATGGCTACTTTTGTTTTGATGAATAAATCTGTTAAATAAAGCATCTTATCCATATCGTTGTACTGATTAGATAATTCTTTTTCTCTTGCTTCAAGTTCGGCAATTCGGTTTGTTTGAGTTTTAGCGAGATATTCTTTTGCTTTTATTTCTTCATAATGTGAACGTTGCTCTTTTAACATGCCGATTTCCTCATTAATCTTTGCAACTTCTTCACCTGTATTAGATTTCAAGAATTCCATTTCACGTTCAGCATTAACGATTTTTTCATCAATTGCATTGATTTTTGGTTCTTGTTCTTTTGCAAAGTCTTCGTTGATATTTGCGATTTTTTTAGTAAGTTCACTTAACTTCACTTTGCTTTCATCAATCATGTTTTGATATTCCTGAACTTTATTTTCTAAATCATCAATTTCAACAGAACGTTCTTTATATTCTTTCAGCAAAGATAAGCCTTTAGCATTCAATTCTTCTAATCTGTTTGATTTATATATATTAAATTCTTCTTCGAATTTTTTTATTTGTTCTTGCGTACGCATTTGACCGCATTCAGGACAAATATTTTTTGAACTGTCATAATATTTTGCTTCAAGTTCATTACGTTCTTTTCTTAAAGGATCACGTCTGCTTTTATTTGCATCTTGCATTGATTTCTTTACTTGTATTTCATTTTCAGCACGCTCTTTTTTATGCTCCAGTGAATCAATTTGAATGCTCAAACTATACTCTTCATCTTTAAGCGGTTTAACATCAGGAACTTCATTTTTAATTAACAGCCTTTGATTTCTTAATTTAATTAATTCGGTTTCTTTTTCAGCTATTATCCCACCACTTAATATCCTTTGCTTTTTGCTTTCCGCTTCATTAATACGATTGTTGATGTAAGTTAATTTATCTTCATCAATCGTTTCAATATCGTTTGGAATAGCAAGATTTGCTTCATTGATTTTAATAGGGATTGCTTTCAATTCATCATTTATAGGTTTCATTTTGCTCTTTAATTGAAGTCTGTAGTCATCAACTGATTTAGATGCTAGAACACCGTTTAAAGGTGCTAAATCGCTATTGGAAGCAATCACAACTTCATCAGATACATCACCGCAAATATCAATCAAAGTTTTTCTTCGGTCCTGCCATTTCATTCTTGTGTTGAAATAAAATGGATCAGTAATCATCGAAAAGATATTACTATCAAACAGTTCATTAACTGTTTCATCGTATTCTTTCTTTTTGCGCGGCACATCATCAACGAAATAGTCCGTTGTATGCCCAGTAAATGATGCTGTAGTGCTTCCACGCTGTTTAGTGTATTTTTCTTTGAATACCTTTTTAAATGTAGTCTCAGTTCCATCTACTTCAACAACTGCTTCAACCAAATGTTCTAAATTATGAAGATATTCACCATTAGGTGTTTTGGTTTTCACATCAAAATCACTTGCACCACTTGAATCCTTATTAAAGAACAGCCAACTGAAAGCATCTACTAATGTCGTTTTACCTGTTGCATTTTTTCCATAGATATTTGTATCCAACAAATTGAAATCAATATCACGCTCTTTGATTCCTTTGAAGTTTCTCAACTTCATTTCTTTTATTCTCACGTTTTTCATGTTCTTTCTTACCTTTCCTTAAAACTTTCATTTAAATCAATCATTGTTGTGCCTAATGTATATAACAGTCCAGGCATCAGCCACATAATGCATTCACCGCCATAACCTGGGTCACGTCTGCTTTTATTTGCGTATTTATTCAGGCTTGGAACAGCGAAAAATAAGAAGATTGTTAAAATAACTGTGATTTTTTTCACTTTTGATTTCATAAAATGGTCCTTTCTGCTATAATTGCAGTGAGTTTTTAAAACTCTGTTCATGATTTGTTTTTTTTATTTTTAGAACAGGTTGCCGCCTGTTCTTTTTCTTTTTTAGGCGTTAATTTAACTTTAATTTCGAATTCATCATTTGAGTATAGAAGCGATAGAGCTTTTTCCAGTCTTTCTATACTTACACCTTCGAATAGATTTCTTTCTTCCATATTACTCACCGTGAATTATTTAAAGTGTTAGTTACCTGAATTTTATAAGCTAAATTAGTATCAGGGCGCCATGTCTCTAAATACTTGACAGCTCTTTCATAATCGGTTTTTAAAGTATCTTTATAAGATGCTAATTTGAAATAATCTTTATAATCTCGCCACATTTTGGCGAACACTTCACGATTCAATTCAAAATATGCATTTGAATTTTTACCGCCTAAAACCCTGACTGCTGTTGCCTTTGCGATTTTGGATAATGTTAATTGCTGTGAACTAACAATAGTGGTTGTTTTTTCGAGGTTTGTAACACGGTTATCGAACTGATCCATTCTTTCATCCTGTAGCTTTTGAGTATCAAACATCAATTGTAATGCTTCCATTGGTGATGATGGTACTTTATAAGTTCCAGTTTTTCTTATGTTAGGTAATACATCAGTAGCAACCCAAATTTGAAACTTCTTCGCTGTTTCGTTATTAGCTTTCATTGCCAATAGATAAAATACCGATTCGGGGATAAAATCATCTTTCGCAACTTGTTGCGAAACACCAAATTCCTCTAAATATCCGTTTACTCTTTGCCACTTAATATATCTTTCTCCACTTGTGGAGAATTTGTTTTCAACAAACCCCAACCCTCTAGCAGCATCTTCTAAGTTTACTGAAATGCTCCCATCATCATTTTTTACTGCTCTAATTTCTAAATTAAGATTTTGATTCTTAAATATTTGTAATTCGTTCATAAATTACTCCTTTCTATTCTTCGATAACTACTGCATTAACAGCTTCAGTCAAAAGTAAATTGACTATATACTGAACACTGAAATCAGTTTGTTCACTAATTACTTTGATTCTTTCATGAAGCTGTTTGTCTATTCGCACCATTGTGCTATCTTCTCTTTTACACAAGTTTTGTGCTTTCTTGATAACGATTTTTTCCATATGTACCCCTTTCTTACAATTTTTGTTATAATGCCCTCGAAAGCGAGGTGATTATAATAAATAGCTTTTTTAAAGAAATTATTCTTACTAGAAAAGAGCGAAAAGCATTGAAATATATTGCAAAACATAGTCACGTTAATGTATCCAATTTTGATACAGATATTATCTATGAACTTGCTTCATATAAATTAATTGCTTTCGATTATTCTGATAAGAAAAATAGCTTAGGCGAACGTATTCGTTATGATACGGTTTCTATAACTGAAAACTATTTAAGGTATAAGAAATTTCTTAGAAATAGTTTCATTGAAAGAAAATTGCCTATCATAATTTCAATAATTGCTTTAATCATTTCTTTCGTTGCTCTGTACTTTAGTTATTTACAATTAATATCAAACTAAAGACAATAAGCTGTATTAGCAATGTAATTATTGAAATGTAAAGTGCTGTTTTTGGATGTCTGTCCAAGAACGGCTTTTTTCGTTTGTTCATATAGTCCCCTTTCTTTTTGAATTTTCGCATTTATGCGATAAGATTTTCAAAAAAAATTGCCATAACTTCACTACGATTTAATTCTAATTTCTTTGAAATTAGATAAGCTTGTTTAATAGAAAAAGATTCTTCTTTCATTTTTCTATAGAACGTTGATGTGTCAATGTTTATTGCTTTAGCAAGAGTTTCAATATTTATCCCATTTTCAACACATTTTGCTTTTAGTTTTCTCTCGTTCATCATCTCACCTACCTTCATGTATTTTTTTGTTTCGCATATATGCGACACAAACATTATAACACGCAAAAAATTAAAGTAAAGACAAATTTCGCATTTTTGCAATTTTTTAATCTAAAACAATCACTTTTATTTGCGTATGTGCAAATAATGATGTATTATATGTGTGAAAGGAAGTGCTTATAATGAACGAAACAAACATAGGTGAAAGAATTAAAAACCTTAGAAAACAAAGAGGGATGAGTGTTGAAGAATTGGCTAAACGAATAGGGAAAAATAAAGCAACAGTCTATAGATATGAAAAAAATGAAATATCTGACCTTCCATATACAATTCTTATTCCTATTGCTGAAGCACTAGATACCTCACCAGCATGGCTTATGGGGTGGGAAGATAATTCAGTAGGTAAAACGATAAAACAACTAAGAAAAGAAAAAAACATATCCTTAATGGAAATGGCTGAAGAATTACATATTTCTGTTGATACTTTGGTTGAATATGAAGATGGTATAAGAGAGATACCAACTTATCTTATAAATATTTTCGCAAATTACTTTAATACAACGGTTGACAATCTTGTTAGTTATACTTTTGAAAAATCTAACACTGCTTTTGTAACTGAAAATAAAAGTTTACCCGAGAATTATTCTAAATGGGAGAAAGAAATTGGCTACAATGTCCATTTTACCCCTGAAGAAGTTGATAAAATTATTGACTTTGCTAAATTTCTAATAAGTCAAAGAAAGGAATAGTTAAATGAAACAGCTACCTCTAATGCGTGTTGCATTTTATGAAAGAGTTTCACACGAAGATCAAAAGAAATTTGGAAGCTCAATTGCAGCACAACGACAGCATTTAAACAATTTTTTAGAAAAGCACCCCGAAATGGTCCTAGTTGATGAATATTGCGATGAAGGTATAAGCGCCGATAAGCTAAATAAAAGAACTGAATTACAACGTTTATTAAAAGATATCGAAGATGGAAAAATCGATTTAGTCATTTTCACTAAACTAGATAGATGGTTTAGATCAGTAGCAAAATATTATAAAATTCAAGAAATATTAGAAGCAAATAAAGTTGCATGGCAGGCTATATTAGAAGATTATGAAACTGTAACCGCTAATGGAAAGTTTAAAGTTAATATCATGCTTTCAGTAGCACAGCAGGAACGGGATAGAGATTCAGAACGTATTAAAGATGTATTCGCTTATAAAGTTTCACAAGGTGAAGCAATTATGCCTGCTAACTCTCTTCATTTTCCTTTTACGGTCAAAGAAATTGATGGTATTAAAAGAGTTGTCCATGATCCTGAAACTGAAGCGATGACTTATGATTGGTTAAATCATTTAAAAACCTATAATTCTAAATCTCGCTCATGTGCTTATATAAATGAAAAATATGATAAGAATTTCGATTATAATACAATAGTAAAAGCATCTAAAGATACAATGCTGTATGGATGTTATCGAGATAATGAAAATTATTGCGAGGGTTACATGACAAAAGAGGAATTTAACATTCTTCAAAAAAATCTAAGCAAAAATATAAGAGTTAGAAAAACAAATCATATATATTTATTTAGTGGAAAAATAAAATGCCCCCGCTGCGGTGAAACAATGGTTGGTGGGTATTCAACTTATAAAACAGAAAAGAGCGATAAGAATTTTTCATATTACTATAAATGTAATTTCGCCTATCATAAAAGGCATATAAAAAGCAAAAAATCTTGTACTTATACAAGATCGCTTAATGAAAGAGTTCTAGAAAAAAACATGATTGAAGGACTTAAAAAACATATCGAAGCATTTATTTTAGAAAAAGAATCACATCAAA